AAGAGGATCGAGATACCGCGCTGCTCGGGCAGAAGGCAGATAGCGCCCTGGGGCTGGGGCAGAAGTGTCCGAAGGGGTACGCGGTGGTGGGGGTGGCCAAGGCCTCCACGCACGCTGGGTTCCGGCTCAATTCGCTCTACTCGCCGTTTGTGACCTTCGGCGATGTGGCGCGTCCGTACGTGGCGGCCAAGGGGACGCCGGAGCGAGAGTGGTGGAACGGCAGGCTGGGCCGGGCGTGGCGCCCGAGCTCGGACCGGGTTGAGGTCCGCGAGCTGGAGAAACTCTGCCGGCCGGAATCGCAGGGCGGGTACAACCACGGGACGTGCCCGGCGGATGTGATCTGCCTCACGGGGCAGGTCGATGTGCAGCGTGATTCCTTGTGGATCGAGATCGACGGGTGGACGGCGGGGGCGCGGGATCTGTGCCTGATCTGGTACGGGCAGGTGGCGTGTCCATTCGGCCACGGGCTGGGCGTGCTGGACCGCGTCCTGGACCTGGTGTACCCGTGCGGGGATGGGTTCGGGCGGCGGGTGCGGAACTGGGCGATCGATTCGGGGTACGGCGAGCGGACCGAAGAGGTGTACACCTACTGCCGGTCGCGGTGCCGCCCGATGGGCGATGCTCGCGGATTCATGCAGGTGGCGCCGCTGAAGGGTGAGGGCTCGCTCTCGGAGGTGCTCCCGTTCAAAGAGACACCGATCTGGAAGGATGCCGAGGGGCGGGCGCTGCCGGGACTGCCGTGGCTCCTGAAGATCAACACGATGACGTGGAAGGATGCGATGTACGGGCGGCTCCGGTCGGCGCTGGACATGCTCGATGGGAAGGACCGGGGCGAGGTTGGTGGTGTGGGGGGTGTGGGTGGTGTGGGGGGTGAAGACGCGGGCAATGGTGTGGGTCGTGGCGGGGCGCGACTGCCGGCGAACTGTCCACTGTCGTACCTGATGCAGCTCACGGCCGAGGAATTGTCGCCGGTGCGGGAGCGTGGCCGCGAGGTGATGCGGTACAAGCTGCGGAGCGGGCGGACGGATAACCACGCGATTGATACACGGTACTACGGGGAAGCGCGGGCGGCGCAGCTGCGGATCGCGGATCTGACGGCGGCGGATGTGGGGCGGTTCCGGGTGCCGATGGGTGGGAAGGTTGTGGAGCGGCCCACGGCGGCGCCGGTGAGCGGTGGGGGTGGGACGCGGATTCGGGTGGCGGAGTCGCTTGTTCGGGATGAGTGAGAATATCACGGGGTCGCAGAGGGCACAGAGATAGAGATGGCGGGACAACAGAGCCCCATTGGGCCTGTCGCGCACCGGGATCCGTGATACATGGGTCCGGCCGACTCCTGCTCTTTTTGCTCGATGGCCTCTGTGTTCTCTGCGGCCTCGTGGTGCGTGAACTGAGATTTGGAAGGGTGATGAGCATGAGCAATCGGCATCAGAATCAGGCGATGGGCATATCAGTGCTGGCGGGTGCGGCGGCGGCCGCGTTGGCGGCGGCCAGTGATGCCGATCTGGAAGTCGCGACCGGGGCGGCCGGTTCGACGGCGGCGAGCATGCCCTCGGTGGAGTCGGCGAGCAACATCGCGCCCGAGTCGACGATGCCGGGCGAGACGGATGAGGCCCGGCCGGCTGAGGAAGTCTTCGATGAGATCGCCGCGGAGCTGGAGTCTGATGCGGGGCTGGTGCAGAACGATGATCAGTTGACGACGCGGACGGAGGCGGAGATTGATTCGCACCTGGCGTCGGCGATCGAGGATGAGGCCGCGCGGATCGAGGCGGAGAAGGCCGCGGGTGAGCGGGCGGGGGTCATTCATCCGGTGAAGGTCACGCGGGGGAACTACCTCGCGGGAAGCGGCGAGATGACCGAGACCGAGCTGCGGACGGAGCTGGCGCGGCTGGGGGATCCGATCGCGCAGTCCAGGGCCGTGGCCGATGAGCGGGCGCGGGTGCACGCCGAGTCGCGCGAGATCATCGCCGCGCGGCGCGAGATCGATGGGAAGGCTGATAGCGCGGTGCGCGAGGCCCAGGAGCACCAGCAGTGGGCGCTGGAGCGGATTGGGTGGATTAAGAAGGCACTGGGCACTGGGCACTAGGCACTGGTGGAAAACCAGAGCCAGAAGCCCGGAGGATCGTGTCTTGACCCCAGTGCCCGATGCCTAGTGCCCAGTGCCTTTTGAGGATCTGCCATGGCCTACGCGTACGCCGATTACGAGACGCGGGCGACGGATCCGCTGCGGCTGGATGCGCTGCGGCTGCATATCGCCGAGGTGTCGCTCGAGGCGCAGCCGGATGTGGCCGCCGATGGCATGAGCCGCGGCAATGCCGGGGTCATCTCGTACCTGGCGCAGCTGCAGAAGCGGCGGGCGGAGCTGGAGGCGGCGCCGGGGAATCGGATCAATGGTGGGGTGAGCCGGGTTCGGTTCGTGGGACCCTGAGAACGCGGAGTAGGCATACGTGACGATGATGGCCGCGACATCCCAGGCTCGCGAGACACCGCTCGCGCGGGCGCAGCGGATCGCTGAGACGCAGAAGCTGCGCGCGCAGGCGGATCAGACGCGGCTGCAGCGGCGCGTGATCAAAGAGAGGGCCAAGGCCGTCAAGATGCTGTCGGGGTCCTACCCGCAGACCAAGCGCACGCGATTGAGCGGCGCGTTCGGCGGGAAGAACCTGCCCTCGGACGGCTCCGGGGACATGCACTTTGACCCGGCGACGCAGGACCTGGCCCGGCGCGAGGCCCGGCACCTGGCGCGCACCAGCGGGCTGGCGGCGGCGATCATCGGGATGCTGGCCGACTGCATCTCCGGTGGCATCGCGGGGCCGCAGGTGCAGTTTCTCTCCGCCGATACGAAGTGGAACGACCTGGCCGAGGCGTGGTTCAAGGCCTGGTGGGAGGATCCCGAGGCCCGCGGCATGTGCGATGGGGCGGGGATGTGCACGCAGCTCATCGAAGCGGCGGCGCGCGATGGCGATGTCGGTGTGATCCCGCTGGAGAGCGGCAAGGTGCAGATCGTCGAGAGCGATTGCATCGGCGGCGGGCCCGGCGGCAAGTTCACGACGCTCAATAACGAGTCGCTCGCCGGGGGTGTGGAAAAGGACCGGCTGGGGCGGCCGGTGGCGTTCTGGGTCGGCAAGCACGGGACGCTGGGGGTCAAAGATCCGGTGCGGATCTCGGCCGATGAGTTCTGGTTCCTGGCGCAGCCGATCGGCAAGCGCACGAGCCAGACGCGCGGGGAACCGGTGCTGACGCTGGCGATCAAGCCGCTGCGGCAGCTCGAGGAGTTCATGGAGTCGACCGATGCCAGCGCCCGGCTGGCGGCGATGACGGCGGCGGCGATCTACACCGAGAACCCGGCGGCGACGCAGGCGTCGATGCCCGGCGAGACGCCGGCGGATGAGTCCGGAACCTCCGGAGAGACGCAGAAGGAAGAGGAGTGGGGGCCGGCCTCGGTCATCCACCTCAAGAACGGGGAGAAGATCGAGCTGCTCAAGCCCGAGCAGCCGACGACGCTGGCGGATGCGTGGGTGCGGCTGCGGGTGCGGATGATCGGATCGAACATCTGCCTGCCGCTGGAGTTCATCCTGCTGGACTTCTCGCAGGTTAACTTTCATTCCGGCCGCGCGGCGATGATCATCGCGTGGCGGCGCTTCACGCGGTGGCAGGCGTGGTTCAAGCGGTTCCTCACCAAGCTCTGCCGGTGGCGGATCCAGAAGGCGATCTACGACGGCGATCTCCCCATGCCCTCGGACGGCCGGTGGATGGACCACAAGTGGACGTTGCCGCCGATGCCCGCGATCGATGAGCTGCAGGAGATGCAGGGCAAGGCGTACGCGATCGCCTCCAAGCTCAAGTCGCGTCGGCAGGCGATCGAGGAGCTTGGCTTTGACTTTGAAACCGTCGAGGCGCAGCTGCTGGAAGAGTTCAACCGCGACCAGGCCAACGGGAACCCGGCGGCGATCCCGGCGGGGATGATGGTTCCGGTGCCGGTGGGGGCGAAGAAGACGAAGAGTGCCGCGGATTCCGCGGATAAGAACGCGGATCCGAACAAGACCGATGAGGTGGCGCCATGACGGCAGGACTCTGGATGATCGGGGCGGATGGGCTGGAGTCGCGGCGGCGCCGGATGGCGTCCGCGGTGGAGATGGCGCGTGGTGGGCAGATGCCCACAATGATCCCGGCGACGCCGCGCGAGCGGATGGCGCGGGGGATCATGCAGTCGGCGGCGGGGCTTGGCGTGGGGGTGGGGGTGCGTGCGGATGTACTGCCGTCGCGCGGCGATCAGACTCGCGAAGACCTGCTCAAGTACGGCGATGTCAACGTCGCCGGGTATTACATGCTCGGGGACTGGGCGGTGGTGCCGGTGTGCGGGGAGCTCTACCACGGGTTTGACCTGTGGGAGTACTTCATGGGCAACACCAGCTACCAGGATCTCCGGGCCGCGGTGCTGGAGGCCTCGCGCGATACGGCGGTGAACGGGATCCTGCTGGATGTCAACTCGCCCGGCGGCACGGTCGCGGGCGTGACCGAGCTGGCCGATGCGGTCAAGGCTGTGGCGGGGATCAAGCGCATCGTGGTGCTGGCCCACGACCTGCAGTGCTCGGCGGCGATCCTGGGGTGCGTCGACGCGAAAGAAGTCTGGGCGACGCCGACGGCGCGGGTGGGATCGGTGGGCGCGGTGTGCGTCATCGATGACTACACCAAGCTCTTCGAAGAGTCCGGGATCAAGGTCCACGGGGTCACCGATGAAAAGCTCAAGCTCACCGGAGTCCCCGGGATCGAGCAGACGCCCGAGATGCTGGCGAACGTGGCCGAGAGCGTGGGGCAGGCGCGGGACATGTTCTTTGCCCGCGTTGAGGCGGCGCGCGGCACCAAGGGGGCGACGGCGGAGGCGATGAAGACTCTCAACGGCGCGGTGCTGACGGCGGAAAAAGCCAAGGCGGCCGGGCTGGTGGATGCGGTACTGACGATCGATGAGGTGCTGGCGCGACTGAGCGCGGGCGCTATGGAGGGCGGCGGAACGGTCCCCGCGGCCAGCCAGGACAACAACCCGGACCGGATGGAGATGCAGGCCATGAATGTGGACCTGAAGACTGTGACGATGGAGCAGCTCACTCAGGCGAACCCGGGCCTGCTGAAGCTTGCGATGGCCGCCGGCGTGGCGCTGGCGGTGGAAACCGGGACGCACGTGCTCGCCGAGCCCAAGGCGACGATCGCGCAGCTCAAGGCGGCGTTTGCGGGCGATGGCGAGGCCGTCTTCCGCGAGCAGCAGCTCGAGGCCGGGGCGACGATGAGCCAGGCCAAGGCGGCGTACGCGGAGGTGGTCAAGGCCCGGTCGGTCGGGCTGGCGGCCCGCGTCGGCGAGCTGGAGACCGAGAACGCGGCGCTGAAGGCGGCCAAGGCCACGCCCGAGTCCAAGAAGGTCGAGAAGCCTGCGGGGCACTCCGGGGTGGCGCACCAGGAGACGGGCGGGGGTGGGGGCGAGCAGGGGTACATGGCGCTGGTGAATGCCAAGCGCGATGAGTACATGGAGAAGGACCACCTGTCGCTCGCCGTGGCGACGGGGATGGCGCACAAGAACGTGCGCGATCGGCACCCCGAAGCGCACGCCCAGTACGTGGCGGGCTTGCAGGCGGCCGGCGGCAAGAAGGCCTGATGAGGGACGTGGGGGCGGGTGACGCGGGCGGATGAATCTGGCCGCGGCACGTTTCAACGGTTGATCGAACACAACGCATCGCGCAGCGCGGCACATGCCAGCGCTGTGATCATTTGGAGATCGTGACCATGACTCAGACCAATCCGGGCATCAAGAGCTTCCCGGCGTCGGCCGCTCTTGAGCCCTACCGCTTCGTCCAGCTCGATGCGAACGGACGCATCGAGTATTGCACGGCGGCATCGAGCAAGCCCATCGGTGTGACGCAGGACCGGGCCCTGGCGATCGATGAGCCCGTACCCGTGATGCTGCTCAACGACGGCGGCACCTCATTCGTCACGGGCGTCGATGCCCTGGCGATCAACGCCAACTGCTACCTCGCCGCCAACGGCAAGGTCAGCGATGGCATCACCACGGGCGGGCTGCGGGTCTGCCAGGTGCTGGCGGCGACCACTGGGGACGGCTCGCGCGTCGAGGCCATCCTGCGGTTCGAGCCGGTCAAGGCCTCGCAGGTCGTGGCCGATTCTGGGCAGAACACCGCCAACGAGATCGACATCACCACCGGCTTCGGGGCCAACCCCTCGCACTTCACGTGGAACCTGCGGGCGGTGACGACGGGTGTCAACCGCGAGACGGCGGCGGCCTCGGCGATCACCTTCCCCTCGGCGGGCGTGGTGAAGGTGGCCAACGCCAACATCGCCGTCGGTGACATCCTGGACTGGACCGCGCGGCCCTGAGTGAGCACGGAACGGGGGCGGGCGTCGGGCTGGATGCCCGCGGCCCGGTGATCAAGCACGCAATCGCAACGACGAACCAAGGCCAGCGCGCGGGCCGATGTGCCCGCGCGCTGGAGTGAAAGGAATCAGACCATGTTGCTTCAGCCCAGCACGCGCACGTCGCGTCCTGATCTCCAGGGTGTCTCCCTGGCGTACGACATCCTCAACGCCGGACTGATCGCCCACGTGGTGGCCCGGCCGCTGATCGTGCCGACGCAGAACGGCGTCTTTGACAAGATCCCCATGGGGCCCTCCACGCAGCTCCCCAAGACCACCCGCGGCTCCAGCGGCCACTACAACCGCGTGCCGATGGAGATGGACTCGGGGTCGTGGAACTGCAAGGAATCGGGCCTCGAGGCGGCGATCGACGATGCCAAGCGGGCGGCCCGCCCCAACGTCGACCTGGAGACCTTCCGCGCCCGCCAGACGGCGGCCGGCATCCTCCGCCGCGCTGAGGCCACGCTGGCGGCGCTGCTCATCAACGAAACCAACTTCGTCTGCTCGGGCGATACCGGCCTGACGACCTCCACCCGGTGGGACGACACGACCAACGGCACGGCCGCGGCGGATGTCTCCACCGGCAAGGACTCGATCAAGCGCCGCACCGGTGTCCCCGGTGAGAAGTGCTGGCTGATGATCCCGCACGCGGTGGCGGCGAAAATCCCCTTCACGGCGGAGTACCGCAACCGGATGCAGATCACCAGCAAGGAGCTGGGCGCGGTCGCCTCGCTCCAGCAGCTGGCGACGCACTTCGGCGTCGAGCGCGTCATCATCGGCCAGGCCCAGTACAACGGCGCCGACTACGGGCTCACCGCCTCGCTGTCGAACTTCTGGGATGAGGACTACGCGTTCCTCTTCCTGCCTCGCCGCGGCGACAGCATCGAGGAGATCCACTGCTGCTCCACGTTCATGTGGGATGAGAGCGGCATGATCAACCAGCACTTCCCCGGCGTGGGTGAGCCCGGCGACATGGCCAGCCTCCCCTACGCGATGGAGTCCTACCGCGATGATGCGGCCCGCGGCGATGTGATCCGCGCGTTCCACCACGTGGATGCGCAGATCGTCAACAGCTCCGCGGGGTACCTGATCAAGAACATCAAGACCTAAACCCTGCCCCCCTCCACGGGGTGGCGGGCGGGCTTTGCTCGCTCGCCACCTCTTTGTGACGCGATGCCCGGCGCCGTCGGTGAAACACCTGGCGGCGACGGTTGGTTGGAACAGAAGGCACTGGGCACTGGGCACTGGTGCGAAACCAGAAGGCACTAGGCACTGGGCACTGGTGCAAGAGAAGGCGACGAACACGAAAGGGGGATCGAGATGATGGATCGGATTCGATCGGCGATGGGAGCGGTGGTGCTGGTGGCGCTGTGCGGACTTGTGGTGGGGGCGGTGCATGTGGCGACGGCGAATATGTATCCGGCGGCCGAGGAGCGGTCGGCGTGGGTGCTGGTGAACGCGGCGGATGCGTCGGTGGGGGT